TATAGAATAGAGATCTTATTTCTACTGTTTCCCTTCTTCTAGTGTTTTCAAATATGCTTAATTGTGATAGAGCTTCTATTTCATCTATCAGGTTTCTAATCCTACTTCTTGTTCTTATCATTTTTTTTGTGTTTATTTCTGTATTCTTTATTGTTATGCATACCTGCATGTCTTGCTTTTTTAATCCTATCTGCTTTAGGCATATCCATCAAGTTTTGACTTTGTGTACCTATATCAATATTATCCCATGAATCATCTCCTCTATCACTATTTAAATGCCTAACCACATTTCCTTCTACAAAAACTAAATCTCTAAACTTTTGATATGCTTGTAGTCTTGACCATTTGAACTTTAGATGTTTTTTTGAATTAGAAGGATCTCTAAATTGAAACATGTTATAATCATTTATCTTTCCATTCTTCTTCCAACCTTTTACAGGATTACCTTTTTTACCTAACAGCTTTCCATCTTTAGTCATTCTATAACCTTCTTGATATGCTAATATTTCATTTCTGCTCATTGTCTATTTTAGTTTGTAATGCTGCTAAAGCTCTCCATGCTACTTTAGCTAAATGTGATACACCATCTATATCATCTTCCTTTGCTTGTATTAGATGTCTAGTTAAAGCATCTAGATGGTCCATACTCTTACTCTTATCCCAATGTAATGGTTTGCCCTTGTGATGTTGTTCATTTCCAATCTTACTCACTCTTGATACTTCCATTAATGCATCAGGAAAGTAATTTATAACTCCAGTCCAAACTGGATAATCTTTTCTACTCATAATTCCTCATTCTATTTTTATTCTTTTCTAATGGTCTTAGATTAGTAAAGTGATTTATCAACTCAAAGTCCTGAACATCTCTAACTCTAAACAATTCAATCTCATGATCAAGTTCCCAGTATATTCCATAATTATCCCAATTCATATTCTTGTCAAACTTACTCTCTATATACTTTCCTAAATACTCTCTAGAACATCCTAGTATTTCCTTATAGCTCTTTCTTACTTCTAAACCTTTTCTTTTCTTAAACTTAGATGATCTAGCCATTAGATTCTTGTACATTCTTTTCATTGGATCTCTCCTTTGTTTTTGCACAAACTCTCTATTGTATTTCCTGACATGATCTCTATTATTATTAGTCCATGTCTTATTGTAATTTCTTTTACAATCTTTACACCTATTATCTAATCCATCTTTGCTGCTTGTTTTATTATGAAACTCTGATCTTGGTTTCTCTATATCACATCTGCAACAAACTTTCATCATCATCTATCCTGCCTTTCCAGTAAATATAAAAAATAAAAAGTTAATTATCAAGATAATCCATAAAGTGCAAAAAGGTAATCCATAACAGATATACTTCTTGAGTCTTTTTTGAAAAGCAATATCAGCTTTTGTAGTTCTGAAATAATATCTCAGATCTTGTTTTGGTATATAATGTTTCATAGTTCTATGTTTAAATAATACTGATCTAAATCTGCTTCAGTCATAAACCATTCCTCATAAATCTCTAAAGCTCTTTGTACTTTTGCAGCACCCCTTAAGTAGAACTCCTCAGTAACCTGAGCATATCCTATATCAAGTGATCCTTTATCTATAATAATAAAGCCTATATTTTCAGGTAGAATATCAAAGCACCTAGAATAAATAAAAGCCTGAGCATCATATCCATATTTATCTGCTGAATACTTCCATCCCTCTATTGAGCTTGTACTTTTCAGATCATACATTGTTGAGTTGTTTCCTAATATATCAGCCTTTGCTCTAAATGGGAAATCAATTCCTGACTTTGATCTTATTGTATCTACTTGTGCTACTTCAAAATCTGAGTCATTTAGTTTCTCTAATACCATTTCATTTCTCAGTAATGCATCAGCTAATCTTTCAGCATCATGTTTCTCTTTCATAGTAAACACCTTGCCATGTTTTGCTAATGCCTCTTTATATTTCTTTGTATTCTTTGATTGCACATCTACAAATATCTGCTCCTCAAAGACATGAGGCTCTAGAACACAAGTGTGAACTAACCATCCATCTCTTAATGCTTGAGAACTTGGTGAACCATACTCCATAATATGCTTGTATGTTTTTGGTGATGACAATAGGTTTTTACATGCTGAGGAACTCAAGGCAAATTTTGATAAGTAGCCATAATAATAATCATCATCATATGCTTTTGTTACCAGTTCTTCTTGGTCATATGTTTTACCATCTAATAGTGTTATTTTTTTCATTCTTCTAATTTTAATTCTATGTTAATATATAAAGTGTTGTATGCTACATGATAATTTTTTGAAACTACCTGACTATAAATATCCATTGTTTGAAAATTTATCAATATATCCTCATACATATTTGGCAATGCATCAAAATTCATAAACATAAAGTTTATCTGATCTATATACATCCCCTCTAATTCCTCTTGAGCTGCAAAATAAATACTACCATCTTCTAGTAATAAATCTACTGACAACTCAATCCTCTTTGCACTCTGCTTTTCTTGCTCTCTCAACTGCTCTTATTTTATCACTTCTGTATTCATCAATACTTAGCATTAATAAATGCCTATCATTTTGCAATTCATTTACATACAACTCTATATTAAGCATAGCCTCTGTAAACTTATTAAGGTTTTCATTATCAGGCTGAGTAGCTCTCCATTTATTGAGCTGATTATTTACTAATTCTGAATTAACTAAATACTGTAGATCTTTTAAGTTGTCTAGTTTCTTACTGACTAACTCTCTATCAAAATCTTTTGCTTTAAATGTTGTATTGAAATCTGTGTTTTTCATAAGGTCTAATGTGTTTCTCTTTAACTTTTACTATCTGATCTTTGTTTCCCTCCCTAGTATATAAACAATGATAATCAGATTTGTGTTTACATACATCTGTAAATCTTTTAATATACTCAACTAATTCCAATCTATCATAAAAAACATAGGTATTAATATCAAGGTATTCTATCACCATGTATTTAGCTTTACCAAATAGAGATCCTTTTCCTCCCCAAACATTCTTAATCTCTAACCAAACTGCATCTGTATTCTTATCTCCTTTTAAATCTACTGGGGTATTCTCTCCAACAATAAAATCTACATGATCAAACTTATCAACTCTAGCTGATGTCTTTACAGCACCAACTCCTATTTCATTCATGAAGGTTCTAAACTTTTCTTCAGATAAAGATCCTTTCTTCCAGTTCCCTTCATTTTCATAGCTACTTGGTTTGAACACCATTAGCATGAACTTTCTTTAAATCACTTATCCAGTTGTTTATTACATCAATCTTTTTAGCTCCACCACATCCACAAGGAATATTAAATTTGTGATTAAAATACTTTGCATGTAATTCATAAACTATTTGTAGATCTTTATCTCCAAACCCAGTCTCTATAACTATTAGAAAATTCTCAAATGATTGGTAATCTAAATCAATCATCTTTTGCTCTGTCAATGCTTTATAACTTTTTAATGCCATCTTTTGTTATTATATATTTGTTTAACTTATCTTGCCTTTTATCACATCCACAATCTTCATAGCCAAATAACTTAGCAACTGCTTTTGCAAAACTTTTACCATAACCAAAGGTTATTTTTCTTATTACTAACTCTACTAAATCTCCTAGTTTCATAATCCTATTTTATTCTTTAATAATTTCTTTACTTTAGTGTATGTGTTGTACAAACTAATATAAGTAATGGTAGATTTTCTACTGAGTTCACTAATCTTAGTTCCACTTGCCACTATCTCAAATACTTTTTGGTCATACCAATGTAGTTTCTCAAACTCTTTATTGAACTTTTCTTCCATCTTTTTAAACTCAACCTCCTCTGATCCTTCAATGTTTTGTAATATCTCTGTCCCAATATAACTAACTTTTTTCTGTTTCTTTTTGAGTTGTAGAAACATTGTATAAAGAATCTTCCAAATGTAATAGTAATTAAGATCATCTTCTTGCCCTTCTTTTTTATAAATTATATCAGTTCCTTTTACATTACAAATATGATCTAGTTTAATATACATTTCCATCACTAGATCTTCAGCATAATATCTATTCAAACCAAAGCTCTTACAGATATTAATCCATGTATTATGTTTTTGATATGCCT